GTACTTCTGAATGGTAGCGAATGATGAGAGAGATCGGGAGGGTGAGCCCCCAATCTCTTAACAATCTGTCATACAAAGTCAGCGTTGACCTCAGTCTTGACAATCATCACTGCCTCTTGGAAGGCGAGAGCCTTATAGGCCCCAGCCAGGTTACGAGCCTGTAGCTCGTCGTCTGTCAACACTTCAATAATGAGGGTTGGCTCAGTAACAGGGGCGTTGTCCTGCTGCCAGCGGCCTGTAGCCTCGATGATCGTGTGACCATGTGGGAACCAATCACAAGCAAGGCCAAGAGCTGTCTCGCGAGCTTGCTGCTCAGTCAGGCGGCCCTTAGTGTCAAGGCCACAGTAGATGCGGAATAGGGTCATTTGGTCTCCTTTGTTTGGAACACCCGTAGTCTAATCACACTATTGGCTAGCTGTGGGCTATTTGTTGATATCTCTTAACAATCACCTACTTGTCGTACCCGATCTCTCTTCGCACGTCCAAGCGCTCGCCTTGCTTGATGGCCTGACCGTGTTGATCGTTCGGCTTAGGTGGGAATGGGTTGAACTTCTGTAATGGATGATCCGAATCCTTTCCTATCCGTAGTTCGTTCGTCACGAAGTTTGCTGTTTTAGCCAACTCATCAACGTCCTTGATCCCTTGTTCGTAGCTGCCTTTACCCTGTTTTATCTGTGGGAGCTCGTCGTCACTAATTGGTGATAAGCCTGAGAGAAAGTCCATCAAGCTCGCCGGAGTGTTTGGTACTTTGTCACGCTTCATAGCGTTGTATGTGTCAATCAAGCCAAGTAGATCGTAGTCGTTCATGTTAGTTAAGTCGTAGTTGTACAGATTGGGATGGATATAGAGCACGGATGTGGCTCGGCGCTGTTACTTAGCCGTGCCAGTCAGGCTCGCCCTGTTACTTAGGCCCGGACTATCTGTCAAGCAAGGCGGGCTTGAATGACTAATAGGGGGTGGCCTGTTTTACATTTAGGCGGGGGGGCTTGGGGGGTCTGGCTGGCCACCGCTATAGCGATACCCCCTCACAAAATTATGTCAAATTACTCCTCTGATGGGAAGTTCCATAAGTGATCAACCTCAGGATGCACTGAGAGGCCCTCAAACGGGTCTACAGTACGTCCCTCTAGGGCTGCCCTTATGGATCTAACCAACACAGGGTTCTTAGCCTTCTGAGCCGCTCTGAGGGCTGCTAACAGTTGTTTGTTTGTTGCCATGGTTCAGATGATTGTTCTAGTGTTATCGTTTGGCTCCTCAGGGTGAGCCTCAGGACCAAACCCTTCAACGGCTATAACGGCCATATCCAGTTCTGGTTTTGGAAGATTGCTTTCATACATCTCCACAGCCCATTCTTTAAGAGCTTTGCCTGTGTTAGTGAACTTAGCAACACCAAGTACTCTCCAACAGTTCTTAGGGTCATAGTGTAACCTACTGCTGTTCTTGTAGTAGGATACGAAGTAGTTAGGACCCTCACGAACTCGGAAGTAGGTGAAGTTACAGTCTGGTGTGTTGAGTGGGAATGATACGGTCTTCATAACTTAATGTTTATTGTTATTATTACTATTAACAATATCAATAGTAGTATGTTCAGTATAATACCTAGCACTCGTTCCGAGTAAGAGGTATATCTACGATGGTGTTGTTATCTGTGTGTTTATGTCTTTTTGTGTTTACCTCCCCCCTATAGTCCCCCCTCCGTGATACGAAGTCGGACTCGTCAAACGCTAGGCGCGTCTTCCTCGTAGGAGGAAAAGAAGGTCTCGCTGTATTTCGAGCAGAGACCATTCTCACCGCATAAATCCACACAAGAGGGCACCACTCCCCTTGCTTAAAACCCCGCACTTTTTAAGTCCAATCCCAAACCTTAGTGTTACCAAGGCCTTTCAAGGATTTGAAGGACAGACCAAGAGCAAGGGCATCAGTAGCTAGATGAGGTGTGTTTTCAAAGGCAGAGACCATAGCACTCCACTCTTCATTCTTTCTTAGAGCTTGTGCTTTGTGAGCACTCTGTGCAAGGCTATCGATAAACCATTGTACACCTTGAGAAAGGGCATCAATTCTATCGTCGTGTTTTACAGCGCCCTTTTCTCTACACATACGCGACATTTGGTATCCGAGCATAAACTCCAATCGTTTCTCAGGAGGTGCTTCAGGATTGCTGGCATAGTCATATTCAAATACCTTAGGATCAATAATTAATTTGTGTTGGTTCATAACTGGTTCTAGTGTGTCGATGATACGTTCTTCCTTGCGGACAGTAGCACGTACCTCTTCAGTAGAGAAGCCAGCTTGTTGTTGTTGGATGTGACGATTAAAGAGTTCACATATCATTCCATCTCCGAAGTTAGATTCAACGAGGAGACGAGAAGCTTTATACTTCTTACCAAGTCGGACAATATCAGAGAGAGTGCTATCGCTATAACCATCTCGATAAGCCCTAAGATCCCTAACAAAAACATAACCGTTTGCTTGGGAGAGTACAACTGCAACAGTTTCATCAGAGCCACGTCCAGAAGGGTCTACAGAGACGATTGTCTCGGCAAAGTCACACATACCCTCATCAATGAACATAGGCCCGTAGAAGCGATCTCCGGGCAGTCCTACGGGGTTCAGTGTTTTGATCATGTAGCGGGGATCTGAGGACCAAGCATAACGCTCAGCACATTCAGTACCAATAGCAGTAACGATCAGATCAGCAAACTTAAGGGGGAACTTCTCAGCATCAGATAAGCTAGTGTCTAGCATGAACTGAAGTTGGAAGTTAGAGCGGCCCATAGCGGCCTCTCTTTCCATCAAGTCTAGGTCAGAGAATCGTGTATCTGTGGGTGTTCCTCTCTCCACTCCTTTCTCAAGGTCTGCAACCAGCTGGGGCGCGAGGAGGCCCTCGTAACCGGCGTCAGTCTTGGGATAACGTGCAGGCCAGACGAAGGGGCGATATGACCTCTCTGCGAGCTTGCGGTAGATGGTGAATGTTGATTGTGGTGTGCCAAGGAAAAGAATCCGGCTGTCGTCCTTCGGGGTGAGAATTGATTCACTTTCTGTTACGAGTTGTAGTAGCTTTTCTCTTTGCATATCTGTGGCAGAGTTAGCAGGAACCTCCACATCATCAAAGACCATTAAATCCGCACGGGAGCCAGTCATTTGGCCCGTGATACCAACACTCTTTACAGAGGGGGCCTGGTGAGGCTTGGCAGGTCCTACGTCGAAGGATATTCTGCTCCACCTCTGATCGCTGTCCTTTGGGCCTAGATAGTTCAGCCATGATATGTCTAGGATAAGTTTTTGACAGAAGATAGAGAAGTTATCTGCTCTCTCTTTAGATGCAGAGATCACCATTACCTTCAAGTCTGGATCCCGAAAGAGAACCCAAAGAACAAAGGCAGCAGTAATCCAAGACTTACCTACACCACGAAAAGCAGAGATCTGTAAACGCTTAGGCCCATGTTGTAGATAGTCAGCAATACAGAGTTGTGCTCGTGTAGGTTTTGGTAGGTCAAGTTCATGCCATACAAGAGTAAGGAAAACTTTGAAGTCTTCCTTCATCTTTACTTCTAGTTCTTTGAGGTCCATGGTGCTTTTAATTCAATAGTATCGAGGCCCTTTACCTCAGAAGGCTCTGAGCGGTATCTAGGAGGCTCTACAACAGGGTCCGGGGGCACAAAAGGTGCAATCCCCTTCTCGACAGCCGCAGAGGCCTTAGAGGCGATGTAGGAGGTCTCTAAGCCATAGAGCCATCCATTAAGGAAATAAGCCAAAGGCCCAGGGAGATGTTTCCTGAGCCACTTAGCAATCGCCTTAAATTCATTAAGACGGAATTGGATCATTTCTTCTTCTTGTTGTAGCTCCGAACCTTAAGGTTACTCAAAGCACTTGTAAGACGCTTAGTACGACCTTTAGCGTTGTTGCCTAGGCGCTTGTAGGTACTACCAGACTTAGTAGGACCACCCTTTGTGGATGAACCTTTGGACTGGTAGAAACTTCCAGACTTGGTAGGACCTTGAGTTGTAGAAGTCCGACGTGGTGGCTTAGCTGCCTGGGTAGGCTTAGCAGTATTAGAAGGCCTGGGCTTAGAAGCTGCTGGCTTAGAGGAGGATGAAGCCCTAGGCTTAGGAGGAAGTGTTGGGGCTGTAGGAGCCTTTTTAGTTCCATCTTTCTTAGCTGCATCAGCCTTAGCCTTTGCTCTAGCCCTTACAGCTGCTGCACGTTTTTTAGCTGCTTCTGCCTCACGTTGAGCTTTGGTTTTTACGGATTGATCACCTTGGACCACACCACGAGCCATGTCATTTTGCTGGCCTGGTGCTCTTGTTGGTAGGGTTCTAGAGGAAGAGCTACCAGAGCTACGGCGGTTCTCTGAACGAGTACGGCCAGCACCTCGTCTTGTTGATTGGGCTGGTGTAGTTCTAACAGGAGCAGGGACCCACCGCCTACCGTTCCACTTGCGACGGTCCTTACCTGATCCTCGTGTAGCACCGGTTTTAGTTGCCATGATAATAATTCTCAGTTAAGGGTGGATGTAGCATAGCCAATTTGACCAGGAGCCACAACGTGCTGGTCTTTGGTGACGGTGCTGAGGATGTCAAGCACTTCGCTAACAGTGGTAGCCGTGCCGACGCCTTGGAGGGCAGTCACAGCGTCAGTAGTAAGTTGGTAAGAACCACCTTTTTTCTTTTCAGTCGAAAATGTTGTTGCAGTCATTTTAAGTAAGTCCTGGGATAGTTACGTTTTGAATGTCGTTGCTGACCATCGAAAGTAGGTTCAGCTTTGTGTAGTTCTGATCTGTAGGTGCAACTTGGTTGCGGATCATGTTGGAATATGAGTCGTTTGTACCGTCACCCATCAGGAAGATCTGAGTGCCTGAGGTCTTGTTGGTGTTGTTCGCGGTGTCCCAAGCAATTGCACCACTGGACGAGTACGCCCTACGAAAGGTCCCGCCTTCCTTGTAGGTGGCCATCCAACCCAATGGGTCGGTAGTCATCTCAAGGATCTCAGTGTTGTCAGGCATATCCTCGTTGACGTTCAGGGTCGTGGTAACGAAGCTGGCTACCTTGCCATGGTATGATCGGTTAGTACCTCGACCACCAATGGTTAGGTCTCCAGTCACGGTTCGATCCATATGGCCACCAGTGGTAGACCAAGAACCACCAAAGGACCCAGGGTTGGGGTTGAAGATCCAGGTGCCACCGTTGTTGAACATCAGCTTGATGTCAAAGCACTGGGCGAGGTTAGCAGCAGTGGCATCAGAGCCACTGAGACGACGACCGTTGAAGCCGATGTAGCAGCCGTAGTAAGCAGCCGTGCCCAAGTTGCTAACGACGAGGTACTCGTTGAGAGAACCCTGACGACCCCACCCGAAGTACAGGGCGTTAAACTGGTCGGTCCTTAGGTAGATGTTGTCATCGTTGTTGCCAGCTCCCTCTCCGATGTTCCAGATGTGCTGGTTGGAACTGTTACCGTCGTTCTTGAATACGCAAGTGGTAGCCCAAGGGTGACCTACGTTCACAGTCTTGCCACCAGTCGGAGCTGAGACAGTCTGTGAAGTTGCACCCATCATCATGGGGTTGTACGCAAAGGAGTTGCTGGCCATCTGAGCACGCTCTGATGATCCAGAAAAGTCCAGAGCTTTAGTCCAGGGTGTGTCGTTAGTTTGCACTGGAGCTACATTTGTAGCAACCACCTCAAACGTCCCAACATTAGAACCGTA